AGGCGGAGGGGTATAAGTATCTCGAGTGTAAGATCGACATGGATCAGAACGCACGACTTGCAAAGCTACTGGATGTACGGCAGATTATCTCTGACAAGCTTCCGGCACATCTAAGTCTACAGCTGTTGTATGTGTCGAGCGTAACGTATGATCTTTATACAGGCATAAAACCGCTGTACAGTCATCATAAAACGGAGGTAAGTATTAGTGGAATGGAATAATTACTGTGTCACAAATGCAGGCGTAGAGGTGCTTAAAAAAGCTATAGGTGGCAAAAAGGTTACGATTACCGCCGCAAAAAGCGGCACTGACACGGTACCCGAAAGCGATCTGAAGGAGCAGAGTGTGCTTTCGGGTACCATGCGAAATGCGACTATAGCAAATGCAACGAATCAACCTGAAGGTTACAGAGTGACTTTGAGAGTTACAAACACAGGTGTCAAATCGTCATATATCTTTAAACAGTTGGGATTATTTGCAACGGCAGAAGACGAATCAGAAGTCCTTTTTGCAATTTTACAGTCGGAGAACGGCGAGACAGTTCCCGACGAAAGCGAGCTGTACACATATGATGTGTCATTGATTATCGCTATCAGCGACACATCGAATATCACTGTAAATGTTGATAAAACAAGCTACGTTACCGAAGAAGAACTTGACGGGCATAAGACAGACAAAACAAATCCTCACGGCGTAACGAAAGCGCAGGTGGGACTTGGCAACGTCCCGAACGTTAGCACAAACGACCAGACACCGATATATACTGTTCCTACGGCAAATGCAGAACTTATAAGCGGCGAAAAGCTCGGAACGGCGTTCGGAAAAATTGCAAGGGCTGTAGCTTCGCTTATTGCACATATTGGCAACAAATCAAATCCTCACAGTGTAACAAAAGCGCAGGTGGGGCTTGGCAATGCGGATAATACATCAGATGTGAATAAGCCTATATCTTCGGCAACACAGACTGCGCTTAACGGAAAATCAGACAAGGCACATAAGCATAAGACAGCTGATATATCAGATATGCCATCAGCCCTACCGGCTGATGGCGGTAACGCCGACACTGTGGACGGTAAACACGCAAACGAATTTTACCCCGCACAAAAAGGGGTTGTTTTTGGTGGAGATTATAACTCGTTGATGACAAACGGTATTTATGAGTTACTCGGAACTAGCGATCAACCGACGCAAAACGCACCTAACGGAAACAACTCTAATAATGATTGCTATGTTCAAGTGTTTGCGCATAGTGCAAATTATATAACACAGATAGCAACATCGGGCAGACGTGACAAGACACAGTACATCAGGTCGCTGAGTAACGGAGCGTGGGACAGCTGGGAACAAATAAAGTCCGGTGATGCAGATACGGTAGACGGCAAGCACGCAAGCGATTTTGCTGCGAGCAATCACACGCATACGGCGGCAGATATAGGAGCGGCGGCGAGCAGTCACACGCATACAAAGTCGCAGATAACCGATTTCCCTGCAAGCCTGCCTGCAAACGGTGGTAACTCTGCTACTGTAAACGGTCATACTGTAGCATCTGATGTTCCGGCAAATGCAAAATTTACGGATACGCAGTATTCGCCGTTTGCAAAATCGGGAACAGGAGCAAAAGCAGGGCTTGTTCCTGCACCGTCCACGACAGCAGGAGCATCAAAGTATCTTTGCGAAAATGGTACATGGGCGGTACCGCCTGACACTAAGTATAGCACTGCGTCCACTACATCAGCTGGATTGCTTTCTGCCGCTGACAAATCAAAGCTTGACGGCATAGAGGCTGGAGCTGATAAATACAAGCTTCCCATCGCAAGCGAAACCCTTGGTGGCGTAAAAACAGGTCCGTCGGTAGTAGTAAACAGCGACGGCACAATGTCAATCGTAAAGGACTCCCATTATCACTCTGTGCTTGAAGCGATTGACGTTACGGGAAAAACAGTTGACCTTAACACGCTGAATTTAAGCGATGCACCCGGACAGATCAAGCACTACGTTGAAAAGACGGCAGGCGGATCGGCGAACATTACAAATGCACCGCAGGCAGGAATGTTCCTTATGATAGCAAAAAACATAAGATGGGCTTCAAGCACGGACTATATTACCGAGCAGGTCTTTGTTTCAGTCACAACGAAAAAAGAGTACAGCAGATGGTGCACAAGCGGGACATGGAGTGCGTGGGTAGAACGCAACTACACTAACACATGGCGAGGCATTCAGAACAACCTAACATCTGACAGTGCAACAGATAGCTTATCGGCTGCACAGGGCAAAGCGCTTAAAGCACTTGTGGACAGTAAAGCTTCAAGTGGGCATACTCACAGTTATGCCGGCAGTTCATCGGTAGGCGGTGCGGCGACGAGTGCTGACAAAATAAATACCGATGCAGGAAGTGCTACACAGCCGGTATATATCAGGGATGGTGTCCCCAAGGCGACCACATACACTCTTGGAAAGTCCGTACCTGCATCGGCCGTGTTTACTGATACATGGAAAGCGTTGGTTGGTTCGACAACAACCGCCGCAGGAACAGCGGGGTACGCTCCTGCACCTGCAAAAGGTGCGTCAAATCGCTATTTACGATGTGACGGAGCGTGGGTTGTGCCGCCGAACACGGTAAATACTGTAGTGATTAAACAGGGGTCTGCTTTACAAACTGCAATAGATATTTCATCCAGAAAACAGGCATATATCGAGTTTTATAAGGTATCGATTACAGCTGCCGGTGCTTCCGAAAGTTTTTCTTACCCATTTGTGATAACTGACACTACTCCGGCAACGGCAGTTACTCATAAATCAATATATGGTTCAGCAGACATTGCTATCGTATATTCGTTAACAACAGACGGAAAAATCACATTCGGAGGAAATGGCGGTTGGGGATACAAAATACTGCTATTTGATTGATAGGAGGCAAACATGATTATTTATGAAGACGGAAGCTGGCTTTGCGGGGAAGATGAAACAACAATCCCTGACGGAGCTATGATTATAGGTGATGATACTCGACTTGCGGATGAAATAAAGCAGTATCCAAAGGTCAGGCTGATGTCGCCGACTGATGACTTTGACGATATTGACAACATACAGGTAGTGCCGATAGAGGACAGGCACAGAGTAATACTTGCCGAGCTTGGCCGCTTGGATTTGCAGGCGGTTAGACCGTTAAGAGCCATTGCAGCGGGTACAGCAACGGAAACGGATAGAAAAAAACTGGCAGAAATTGAAGAACAGGCAGCACAGCTCCGGCAGGAGCTTGCAAATATAACAGCTGAGTGATCAGCGGAAAGGAAAAGCAATGGAAAAGATAAATGCTATTTTTGGCGGAGTAGTAGCCGCAATCGGTGGCGTGATAGGCTGGATATGGGGCGATTTTACGCCACTGCTCGCCGCTCTTATTGTCTGCATGGTGCTTGATTACATATCGGGCGTGGCGTGTGCTGTGGTTCGCAAAGACGTGTCAAGCAAGGTAGGATTCAAAGGTATTGTAAAGAAGATACTGATACTTATGCTTGTCGGTGTAGCGCACGTTCTGGATGCCTATGTGCTTAACAGCACACCTGTATTACAGTCGGCGGTGACTATGTTCTTTATTGCAAACGAGGGCATATCCCTTGTGGAAAACGCCGCAGGGCTGGGTATCCCGATACCTAAGAAGATGTTGGAAGTATTAAAGCAGCTGAAGCTTAAGGGCGATAGCACGGAAGAAAATGAAAGCGAGGACGAATAATATGAGCAACAGCAAACTGATAAGTTACACCAAAATAAGCCCACACAGAAACAGTCCCAGAAACCACAAGATAGACACTATCACAATTCACTGTGTAGTCGGCCAGTGCGCCGTTGAACCGCTCGGCGAACTGTTTCAGACAAAAGAAGCGTCATCGAATTACGGCATAGGTTATGACGGCAAGATCGCAATGTACGTTGAAGAAAAAGACCGCTCTTGGTGCTCTTCGAGCGCAAGCAACGACAACAGAGCTATCACGATAGAGTGCGCAAGCGACAGTTACGAGCCGTATGCTATCAATGACAAGGTGTACAAGTCACTGATTAAGCTCTGCGTGGATATATGCAAGAGAAACGGCATAAAAAAGCTAATGTGGAAAGCTGATAAATCACTCATCGGACAGGTCGACAAGCAGAATATGACCGTACACAGATGGTTTAACTCCGGCAAATCCTGTCCGGGCGAGTACATATACAGCAGGCTCGGTAAAATCGCCAACGAAGTCAATGCTCAGCTCGGTGTAAAGACCGTTACAACCGCTACTTCAAAGAAATCAAATACTGAGATAGCTAAAGAAGTAATAAGGGGATCGTGGGGTAACGGCATGGAACGCAAGCAGAGATTGACTGCTGCCGGCTATAATTACACGGCTGTGCAGGCGGAAGTTGACAGAATGCTCGACAAGAAAACATCAACAGTTTCAACCCCCGCTAAAATCAGTAAGGGTGACCGTGTGAAAATAAAGCAGGGCGCAACCTGGTACGGCAAAACTAAGTTCCTTACAGGCTGGCTGCTTGAAAAAACGTGGATTGTCGATGAAGTTGTCGGCAATCGTGCTGTACTCGGTAAGGATACAACAGGTGTTTTCAACATACAGTCGCCGATAGATGTTAAGTACCTGAAAAAGTAAAAAGTAATTTGATAAGCCTCGATGAAGATATATTTTTATCTCCATCGGGGCTTTTTTCTTTTTATATAAAAATTA